AAAATTAAAATATAATCTTTACCTTTAGCAGCACCTATTATTTTTGTTCCTGAATCTAATCTTAATGTGCCAGCAGTGTTAATAGAAGTTGGTGTGTAATCAGATAGATTTTCTTGATCAGAAAATCTAACAAACATTTTATCTTGTGTTAAAGGAGAACCGATTGTTGTTTCAGTGCCTAATATTATTAAATGTCTATCTCTTTCAGATACAACAGATAAAACAGAAGTAGTAGGTGCATTTGTTATTGCAGTTGCTCTTGTTTCTAAAGCTGCAGAAGAGTGAGCTGATCTAGTGCCTGCAACATCTCTAGTTATGCCAGTCAAATCATTTGATGATATCCCTGTGTAGGAAATAAACTCAGCACCTACTTCAATCACTCCACTTGTAGGGAATCCAGCTGTTGATGTTAAAGTAATACTAGTGCCTGATCCTCCCGTGCCCGCAGTGTCATCATTTAATGAACCATTTAAAGTATTAGTGACACCAGATGCTCCGCCATAAGTAGATGTGCCCCAGCCATATCCTCCTGTAGAAGATAATGGTCCTACTTTCTCGTAAGGATTAATGGTTGCTGCACCACTCGCAGACACACTCGTGCCAGCGTTAGATGCCATTGTGATCGTAAAAGAATCTATATTTGGCACAGTGACAACTTGAAAAGTGTTAGTAGTAAAATCAGCAGCACTATATCCAGCACCTGTTGGAGGAGTCACAGATGTAAATGTGAATAAGTCTCCTATTTCTAATCCGTGTAAAGCTTTGTTCACTGTGACTATCGGTGATGTATTAACAGTAGTAAAAGTCGCTCCAGTGATGGCTGCCGATAATGGTGTAATGTCATAAAAGTTACCACCATAATAAATTAGTAAAGCTCTTGTTGTGCCTAAAGCAGCGTATATATTACCATCTAGATCTGCATAAACGTGTTGCGCTCGCACAGCTCCTACAAGACTATCGGCTGTTAGTTGTTCCCAACCACCAATTTTTTCTGGTAGACCATATCTAAATCTAACATTATCTCCATCAACCCACTGACCCTCTGCTCCTACGTCAGTAACTTGTTTGTTAAATCCAGGTCTTATTAGTACGTTTGTTAAAGGCATGCAGAATTATAACATATTTATTTCACTTCATAAACATTTGCACAGATATTCTAGGCATTATGGGACTTAATACAGGATTAACTTTATGATCAAAGGGTGATTTTACTATCACTAATGAGTTGCCGGTAATCGGTAGAAACCCATGTGCTGCCTTATCTGCAAACATAAATTCACCGCCCCAATGAATGTTCCATCTATGATTTAAATAGTATGTAGCACCATATTTCCAAGACACATCACTATGCCAATTTATGCCAGATTTATTTTTCATGTAATGTATAGTAGTTGTCATTTTTTCTACAAAGGGTAGTTTAAAAAATTGATTATCTTTGACTTTGTTTTTCAATATTTCAAAAGGTGGATATTGATTTACTTCTACTCTAGAAGGTGCATTTAAGTGTCTAATTAAATTAGGATCCCAAGCCTCCTCTGCTGACTTTAAATTAATTTCTTTTCTTTGTTTAATTATTGCGTTGTGAATGCCCTTATAAACATCAGTTGGTAAGAAATCATGTATCCACCATATTTTATTCGGAATGCAGTAAACCAATTTCATTTGTTTGATTTTATATAGTAAATAATATAAGAAGTATACGGATGATTACAGAAAAAATTGAAGACGCAATAGTAGTTTATAACAATATAGTTGATCCCATTTTTTGTGAAAGATGCGTAGAATATATAGATCACGTTTGTAATAAATCATTAGCAACAAAAGCTGGTGATACAGATTATAGAGAAGTTTCTGGACACTCTCTAACTAAAAAAACAATATCTGAGCAAATATACTTTAAGAAAATATATGACGAAATTTTTCATTTTTATTCTACATACAGGATAAAATTTCCAAGACTAGAGGCAGCACAAATAAATCAAATTGATTTACTAAAATATAATACAGGTGGTAAGTATCTTTATCACACTGATGAATTTCATGGCACACCAAGATCGTTAAGTGTAATTATTAATTTAAACGATGATTATGAGGGTGGAGATCTTGTTTTTGCTTATCAATACTTAAACAAAGAAATGAAGCGAATACCTTTAAAAAAAGGCAGTATTTGTTTTTTCCCATCTAACTTTTTATATCCACACATGATAGAACCAATAACTAAAGGAACACGATATAGTATAGTAGCATGGCTAACATAAGAAAAAATTTTAGATATAAAATAGTAAAAAACTTTTTTACAAAAGAAGAATTAAACGTATTACAAAGTTATTGTAAAATTGTTTTACAAGATCCTGCTGCTTTCAAATCTCATAAGGGAGAACCATGTTTTGCCTTATCTTTTTACAATGACAAACTTATGTCATCTATGTCTAAACTTAAAAAAGAATTATTAGAAAAAGAAACTGGTTTAGAACTTTTAGAGACTTACACTTTTTGGAGATGGTATGGTTTTGGATCCTCTCTAGAAATGCATAAAGATAGACCAGCTTGTGAGATTTCTGTTACAGCATGTATATATAAAACTGATGATTGGCCTTTGGTTATAGAGGGTAATGATGTTGAGATTGAAACTGGAGATGCCTTATTATATTTAGGTGTAGAAGATGAGCATGGAAGAAAAAACAAATATACAGGTGATGGCCTAGCACAAGTTTTTATTCACTATGTTGATAAGCATGGTCCCTTTACTCACCATGCTAATGATCGATACACAAAAGAACAATTTAAACAATTTTCAGATGATGATTTGGAATATATAAATGGACAAGAGAATAAGTAATATAGATAATTTTATAGCTGTTTTTGATAATTACTTACCCAAGTCAGAGTGTGATAAAGCGATTGATCTCTTTGAAAAATCAAAAACATTCAATCAAACCTTAAATAGATTTGATTTTGAACAATCAAGTGTAAACGATAAAAATGATGAACAGCTTTTTTGTAATCCTGGTAATTTAAATTTTTGGTGGGATGCCTGTAGAGGTTTGATATATAATGTAAGAACCGCTTTTGATTATTATAATAAAAAGACAGGAATATGCACGGCATATGATGAAAAAACATTTCACTTCACTGATATTAAAATACAAAAAACTTTACCAGGTGAAGGCTATCACGTCTGGCATATTGAACATTCTAAAGGTTATGAAAATGAAAAAAGAGCTTTAGTGTTTGCCATATATTTAAACGATGTTGAAGAAGGTGGTGAAACTGAGTTTTTACATTTTTCAAAAAGAGTTGAACCAAAATCAGGTAGAATTATAATGTGGCCTGCAGCGTTTCCTTATGTACATAGAGGCAATCCACCATTAAAAGGTGAAAAATATATTTTAACATCTTGGTTAGTATTAAGATGAATAAGTATGTAAAATCTATCAATTATTTAATTTCAAAAAAAACTCAGCAAATATCTCATCATAACAAATCCTTATTTCAACATTTAATAAATGTGTATGATCAATTAAGAAAATGGAAGTGCAAAGAGGATATTTGTTTTGCAGGGTTATTACATTCTATTTATGGCAATGAATTTTTTACACATAAGATTGAAACTGAACGATCCGTCATTAAAGATTTGATTGGTATTGAGGCAGAGCAATTAGTTTTTGAATTTAATCAAAATAGATATCAAAATAAAAATACTAGAATTATATCGTTAGCTAATGCTTTAGATCATGATATGATTTTAACCTTTGATAATCATATGGATAAATATGATATAGACTCTATTTATTTTTATTTTAGAGATGTCGTGTCGTGGGGATTTTTAGGTTCTGGTGTCAATCTAAACAGATGGAGAAAATTTAATTATGACTTAAAATTCAACCATAAGATTGAAAAACTACTAAAAAATAAAACAGAAACAATATTAAAAGAACTTCATATGTTTGATTTATTAAAATTAGAAAGAGTGTATGCTAGTGCTAATCCATATGGGACGATTCATGAATCTCACACTGATTATTCAGAACAAACTGCAGGTGGGATTACATTAATGTATTATTTAAATAATCATTGGGTATTAGATAATGCTGGAGAAACTGTTTTCTATGATGCAAATAATCAGGACATTTTAAAAAGTGTTATACCCAAACCAGGTAGAGTTGTAGTATTTGATGGAAGTATTAAACATTGTGCAAGAGATGTCCGAAGAGATCTTGCAGATCTAAGAATGGTTTTAACTTTTAAGTATTTAATTAATCTTGATTAAGGAGATACGTAAGAAGTTGGTCTTGCACCTTTTTCAGACTCATCTCTAGGGTCATTATCCCAATCTTCTTGTAATCGTGCTAGATGAGCTGCATCCCATTTTGTAATAAATTGTTCTCTAAAATCTCCTAAGCCTGATTCAGCGTAAGTTTTGTTTCTACCAAATGTGCCTGGAACCATTTCTACGCAGTCGTTGTGATCGTTATCATCATCAATATATTGAATAGCATTTATATCTTGCCATTTAGGGTCATTCCAAAAAGCATCATCATCAATTTCGTAGGCTGTTGCCCATCCATCGCTGTTTGTTACACTTTGATTAAGAATTTTTTTATCATCAAATATTACTGTCCACTTACTTTTATTTGGCATAATTTCTCCTAAGTTTTAATAATATATATCAAAGTTAAATATGGTTGCAACACTGATGTTGCATCTCCTGTAAAAGTTGCACTCATGTTATGTGAGTGTGAACTACCACTACCAGTAGAATCCGTACGAGCTGGGTTAGGTGCATAACCATCCCTGTTTCCTCCAGGTCCCCCTGCGTTTCCTTGTGGGTGTGTATGTGAAGGTAATTCACTAGTTGTTAATGTGTGAGCTCCAGTGGTTCCTCCAACGTTTCCAGTTGATGTCACAGTGTTTGCACCACCTGTTGATGCTAGAGCTTTATTATTAGATTTTCCTACACAAACGTTGTCAGCTAGATTAGGCACATTAAAAGTAGTTGCACCATCTCCAGTTCCATAAGTTGTTCCTACAATTGCAAATAATGCTGAGTAAGTAGATCTTGATACTGCTGATCCATCACACTCTAAAAAACCTGAGGGTACAGATGAAGATGACCACGGCACAATTGTAGCTGTTGGTATACCTTCAATACCTGTAAGGTTTGCTCCTGTAAAATCGTATCTAGTTGCTTCATAATTTGACATATTATTTCTCCATATAAGTCCAGCCAATGTTTGAGCCAGAATAAACTAGTCCAAAACCTGCACCTTCAGTATTAACAGTTAAGTCTGAAGTCGCATTAGCAATTTTAGAACTATTTCTTCCTACAATCAACGCATTGCTATCAAAGTTAAATCTTGAATCTATAAAGTGAACCTCATCACCAACTGCTGGTGATGCAGGAAGTGTAGCAGTTACAGCTCCACCTGTTGTATCCACAAATAATTTTGCACCTGCTTGAATAGTTTCTGATGCAGTAATTGTTCTCCATTTTCTGTATTCATTTGCTTTTTCAACATTTGTTCCATCAGCATATAATACATAACAATTACCTTCACATAAAAGAACACCTGATCCAGATGCAGTTTTAAAAGTCAAAGTGTATCCTGCATGATCAGTTCCATCTACAACATTGTAAACTTTCTCAATGCTGTCTGGCACAGTAACATTTCTGTTAGCAGCTAAAGTTCCTGTAAGTTTTAGTGTAGCATTTCTTGCATTTGAAATTGTTCCATCAGTCATTGCAAGTGCAACATCAGATGATGCTACATCAATCGCTTCATAACCTGCAATTGCTTGTTGAACTAAATTTAAATTCGTGTTTGTTTTGTCACCCCATGTACCGGCATTTTGGCCAGTAACCATCAATTCAATTTTTAAATCACTTGAATAACTTGACATAAAAAATTCTCCTAATTATCTATATTATACATTTATTAAGCAGCCAAATCAACTGTAGTCCAAGTATTATTGACACCAAGATCAACCTCTTGCCATGGCGTTATATTAGGGCTGCCCACAGAGCTTGTCAAGGACAGGCCTGTTGGAACAACAATAGCATTGGCTTGTGTACCCTCAGATCCTAATGACATGGTCATAGCCACCCCTGTAACACCTACTAATAATTGAGGTAATTCAGTAATAGTGCCAACACTTGAAGTTAAAGCTTGGCCCGTAACAACTTCAGTTGTTGTTTGAACTAATGATGTGCTTCCTATGGCTGATGTTAAGGCAGATCCAGTCACAGGAACATCTAAGAATAATCCAGATGCCTCATCACCTAAAGATAAGGTCATAGACTGACCAGTAACGATTTCTAAAGTATTTTGATCTAAAGCGACTGAAGTTACAGCAGTGGTTAATGTGTGTTCTGACACAACAATTGAAATATCCTGATCTACTTTAATTGAGAAAGTTCCAAAACTTGATGTAAGTGCTTGTCCTGTTACTGCAACATTTGCATTAGCTACTTGTGATTCATTACCTATTGATGATGTTAAAGATAGTCCTGCTGAGTTAATAGCAGAGTAATTTACACCCCATCCTAAATTACCAAAAGTGTCTCTACCCCATCCTGCACCAATTAAAAATGTATCATCGATAGTAGCTTGTCCTGCAGACATTGATGCTGAAATACCTACAGCAGGAACACCAATATCAACCACACTTGATTCAGAGAACATTTGCAGTAAACCTGCAGTTGTTACTATTTGAGTGTGTGATGTTCCAGAAATATCTTCACCTTGTGAAATAGTTGCTACTAATCCAGTTACAGATACATCTGCATTAGCCGTAATTGAAGCTACTGCTGCTGCAGTAGTTTGTAATAATCCTGCAGTTGTTACTGCCTCTGTAGGAGCATTAAGTTCGCCCCATTGATTTAAACCCCAAGCATCACCGCCCCAACCAACTTCTATAACACCTTCAGCAGTGACATTACCAATTGAGGTTGTCATAGACGATCCAACAATAATAGGAACTGGATCTAATATACCAATAGCACTAGTTAAAGATTGACCTGTAACTGCAATTGTTTGATTTATAGAAATTACATTACCACCTATTGAAGTAGATAATGATTGACCTGTTGTGGTTACTGCAACATCAATAGATGCAACAGCAGCACCAATACTAGAAGTCAAAGCTGATCCTGTAACAAGATTACCTATCTGTCCCCACTCACTGAATCCCCAAGTGTTGGCCCCCCAACCATTATTTAAAAGATCTACTGATGAATCACCAACTGAAAGCGTTGCTGATGAACCTGTTACAGGCTCAATAGTATTTAATTCTATTGTTTGAGTGCCTAAAGAAGAACTGGCAGCTATGCCTGATACGATAATGGTTTGGTTATTTTGTGCTCCATAGTTACCACCGCCCCACGTTAAAGCTCCCCATGTTGATTGAGTGATATCCATAATACCACCCATTCCACTGCCATGCACATAACATAAATAATAAAAATCTGTTTGAGAAGATGGTGTTATTTCTACATAACGAGTTGTAGCTGCATTAAAAGTAGTTGTATTTACGTATTGAGAATAAGTTACTGCACCATCTAAATAATAAGTTACTCCAGATGTAAGATATTGATCTCTGCTAGTAGTTGTAGAAAAAATTAAAGGGTGATTATCATTCGAAGCATCACTTTGTTCGAATCTTAATGTGCCGTCTTCAACCCATTGTACAGTGCCGGGTCCAGTGGAATTTCTTACTCCATCTAGATAATAGACATTCCCTGTTCCGCCACCATATGAACTTCCCGATGCTACGGTAACTATATAAGTTAACTCTGCCATAGCACCGGGACTCCTTTATTAAGCTATTCTTAAAATCGCAGCAGATGTAGTAAATGCAGGGAACTGAATTGTAAAAGTTC